TTGCGCATACTCTCTTGTATATCTCGTCCTCGCCGAATATATGTCTCTGCATCAACAAAATCTGCGTCATCCCCCTTGAAATCTTCTTTAGGGGTCCAGCCCATTTCTCTTGCAAGAGCCTCTATTCTGTCTTCATCGGTCTCAGTCTGTTTAGTTTCTTCGGGCTTCCCAGTTTCTTCGGGAGGTAACTCAACTTTTTCTTCTGTTTCTGTTATTACTGTTTCCATTGCCATGATTCTCTCCTCTTACTTAGGTTCTATACCTATTCTTTTATATTGCAGTTGTCAACAAGTTTTTTTGATAGTTAACACTGCCAAAATATCTTGGTCGTTCAATAGAATATAGTCTTTTCCGTCTTTTCCTTTCATGTTAATGCCGCCATATTTTGCGTAAGATACGTAATCTCCTTTCTGAGCCCATGGTTTGCCATCAGCAAATTCTTGCCAAGCTGTCGGCCCAACGTCGATTAAAGTGCCTTTTGTCGCCGCTCTTTGCTCTTCTTCCCTGGCTGGTTCGGGAAGATATATGCCACCTTCTGTTTTTTCCTCAACCTTATCCGGCAAAACAAGAACATGGTGTCCGGTTGGATGAATGCCTGATTTGTTTTCAATCATTAGAAACCTCCGTTTCACTCTCATCGTCTATGAATTCAATATTTAATAACTGATTAAGACCTTCAATATTTCCTACCATTCTGGCTGTACTGCCGTGCGTTTCGTCGGCGGTCGTACACAATGTTTGCCCACTGGCAAGACTTTCTTCTAAAGCTTTTTTAACTTCCTCAATCTTTTTATAGATTTCAATGGTAGTCGGATTAGATTTCCATTCATAAAAAGCCTCTTTAGTTATCATATTGCATTCGTCCCTTATTCAAGGTTATTAGATTCAAGCCCTCTTTCTCGATATGGCCCCTGAGTATTCGTCTCCGCCGCCTTCCCTTCAATCTTACTATCCTCAATACTTTTTATTAACTTGGCCGCCTCTCGTCTATTTTGTTCCTCGGCGTTTTTAATACTGCTTATTGTCTGGGCTTCCTCAAGTTGAAGCTTTTTCTCGTCAAAACTTGTTCCCAGTCTTTTTACGTCTTGTGAAACTTTTTCTGTCTGGATTTTTTCAATTATCAATTCCGCTTCAGCTATAAGTTTATTCTGTTCTGCCTCAGATTTTGCTATATCAGATTCCAGTTTTATTGCTTCGATTTTAGCTTTTTTCGCCTCGGACATTATCTTTTCAATATCGGCTTGCTTGGTCTGTATCTCCAGTTCAAGTAAAGGATCAGGTCGTTGCTCCTTTGGGATAAGGGCGTCTATATCTTCAATCCGTAACGCCTCTAAATAACGCCTATTAATCTCTTCATCATTTAACCCCTGGCCCTTCATCTCCAATAAGGCTGTAGCCTTCATAATCCGCTGCATATTAGTGGTAGTCGCAGGATCAGATACGGGAATAATATCAAAATCAGAAGTATCGTAATCCTGCCGCCTGATAGCATTGGGGTCATCTACTACATTCTCATACTTTTCATCAGGCAAATACAGCATGTTCAACTTTCGTAGCTTCTTAAACTCCTGATACAAAGACCGATGAATTCGTTTCTGTACAGCCGTATATACCTGTAAACCCTGTTCAATTAAGGCCAAGGTTGTAGTAGCCGGAACATTCGGCCCTGGGCTCTGCCCTGACAAAACCTCTGTAACACCAGCCAACTCTTTCCCTGCGTCAATTAACAAGCCAAGTAGTTGAAACAGTACCGGGGAGGGCTCTTTTGCTGGCAGGGGCACAATATTTTTCCGCAAATCATCACCGGTAGTCTGTACCGGCTTCCATTCCCCCGACTGGAGTTTTAGGCTTGATCCTCGCCCTAACTGAATCCCACGCCCCAAAAATCCGCTTTGCCTGTTTGCCAGTGTCCCTGCGTCTAATAGTTGATTGATCGCCGTATTAGATGCAGAATTAATGGCATGAAGAAGGCTTCCGAGCCCCATACCATAAAAAGATCCATCAGGAGACGGCATAAACAGGAAGCGAGTAAAATAGTGAGTGGGCTCTATTCTAATTATTTCGCCCTTTTCATTGTATTGAATTCCCGATAATTCGAATCGTGCCGAAATCCTGACAAGTTTTTGTGTCCCCTCGTGGACGGTAACGATATATGGCTCTTGATATCCATCTTCGTCTAAATCATACCATCTGTGCTGCTCCAAAAAGATATGAGGGGTATCTTCATCAACCTGGCCCCGGTCTTCGCCTGATGCAAGGCCAAGTTCATCAACATCGAAATCAAGATATACCCCACTCCGAATGCGTTCGACTATTTCATTTTTCGTAAGTTCGATTCTATGGGTAATTCTTGATGCTTTTTCAAGGGATTGAGCATAATAATGAACCACCAGATCATCAGGGAATACCATCTCTGAGACATTCCGGCCTTCGGTTGGGTTGTAATATGTCTTTTTAAAGGCACAGCCAACTACAGGCAGAGTAAAAAGTAGTTGATCGACACCATCTTCCCAGTCCACCATATCGTTGAGAAGCTGATAGGACATATGTTCGCAGAGCCTTTTACCTCGTGCTGCCTTCTGCCCATCAGGATCTTCCCCGATAATTTTTGGCTTTACGACATCAGATCCTTTTATAATTTCAGGGTACGTCCTGGCTGCGAACTGAATAGCCGCATTGGTAATAATCGGATACTTTACATTTGCTACCTGCTCACCGGCATATGTTTTCTTTTCGATTTCCAGTTTAGCAAGCTTTAGGACCTCAGCATTCGTTCTCTCCCAGGCGGCCCTTGAGTCTTTGTCGGTATTATAATCATCAACAACCTTAGCGGCTATTGTATCGATAACCGACTGTTCAAGATCTTCGGCTATATTGGTCATAGCATGACGGGCTTCGAGCTGATCTATAAAAGAAAGGACCTTCTGCTCTTCTTCGGCCTGAGCTTGATCTTGTTGATATGGCTGTTCTTCAACGGCCATCATTTCAGGGTTTTGAGGGTCTATAAATTGGTCAGGCATACTATTTTTCCATTAACACAAATTTTTCTGACTGTTCATTGCAAGCCATCCAAATAACTTTCTCGGGTATTGGATATTTTTTTTGTGTTTCTGATATAAAAACTCTCATCTCATCATGGGAATTTATATCTTTTTGTGCTTTCATTTCAGTTTTTCCGTTTTTGTATTGCCAGTGTAACTGATAAAGCATATTAATATCCTGTCACCGCATCTACGCTATCTGGCTGGCAATAATCAACATCCCAGTCTTGGTACTCTTCCGGAGGGGCCGGCATAGCAACCGCTAATCCGCTCATACATAAATACCGACAGGCATCCATCAGGTGATCGTTTTCTTTTACGATTTTCCCTTTCTCGTCTCTACGATAAATACGGTATTCCGCAAGAAAATTCCGCAAAGAATTAAAAACCTTTAGTTTTCCGGTGGAAAATCTTTGCCACACAGTCAAGATGCCTGATTCAACCGCATTAACGGCATAGCTCAGATTGAGCCCCAGTTCAATATACGTATCCATCAATCGCCTGCCGTCAGGTTGGCTTCTACCTCTTGCAGCAGGATCGACAACACCGGGTATCCACCAGCCACGGGCTTTTATTCCCTCTGCATGAATTACCGGTTCTGCCTCACTCCTGTAATATTCTGAGTACAAATATACGACATCGCTCTGCTGGTCCCATGCTCCCCATAAAGCAGCCGTCCGGTTCCATCCTACGTCAAGAGCGTATACCTTCGGCCAGGATGGAGGCATATCGAATGGTTCAATTGTAATCTCCGATTCTGGGAGGGGATAAATAGCACCTGCCCCTAACTGTGGAATACCTTTCGACCGTGCCTCTCGCTGATAAGGTGGAATTGAGGCCAATAACTCTTCTTTTTGGGCTTGTGTAAGATGAGGCGCATCATCCCAGGTAGCCGTGATGACAAACTTACCTGTCTCCTCAAACGATTCAGGCATTTTCCCGCCTGGCATGAAAGACAGAACTGTCTCTGATAACCCTAAAAGCGGTGTAAATGTGCACATAACCAAACCGTCTGTGGTCATGGTCCGGAGTAAACACTCGGCGTATATACCCAGGTCAGGTTCCTCATCAAGCCAAATCACATCTTGTTCTGTGCCTTGGAATGATTTTCTTTTCTGGTCATAGCTCTTAAAGCCAAGATGAGATATACCGCCAGACTTATGCCGCACAGATACGGATTCAACCGCATCCGGTACACTACCTGCTTTTTTCTTAACATCGAGGATTAAATTACCTGGAATCAAACCTGTGCCATAAGCACCTGTAGGGCCTAATAGTTTGGTCTGAATAATATCTCGAACTGTCTGAGAGGTATCACCTGCCGCCCATGCTCGAACAGGACGATCAAATCTCCGCCCTGTCCACCAGTCCGGATATTCCCCGGTAAGATGTAATGTGAGTTCATATCCCCCGGTCCCAAAAGATTTGCCTATCCTGTTTGCGCTCACCATCGCCCGCTCACGATATTTTGCGCCGGCTGCAAAAAATTGGAGATGGGGTTTATATAACTCACGCCTGAGAGGGCCGGTATCGGGGTAAAGCTCATATAGCCGTCGCTGGCTCTTTCTGCGTTCTTTTTCGAGGAAAAGTGTCAAGAGTTCCTCTTTTTGCTTCCTGGTATAGCAATCTAAGTTAAGTTGCATCGTTAGCAAGCTTAGTTTTTTTCTCCATCCTGGACAACATTGCCATAATACGCTGGTCTATTTCTTCGTCGGAAAGATCAGAGGCCAAACTGACATCGAGTTTTTCTTTCACCTTTCCTTCGGTGCGATCCAGGAACTCTCTCATTGCCTTGACGTTCCCTTTTGTCGCTACTTTCAGCATTGCCTTGTATACTTCGGCTCGCTCACGGCTGGAGTTCTTTTTTCGGAGTTCAAGCCCCTCATGCTCGATTTCCGTTAGATCAGCAGGTGAAAAGTGGTGACGGAAAGTAGCACGTGTAATGCCCAAGATATCGTGCATCTGTACCCGTTTCGGCCATTCATTCTCCCAATTACCGAGATATTTCAGCAAATTAAGCCTGTGCCGATCTTTGGCCCGCATATCGCCTTCTTGTCTTACAGGCATTAGATCACCCCTACATCAAAATGACTAAACTTGCTCTTCCCGTCCCCAGGCTTGAAACACCAGCAGACGTCAACGACCTCCCATAGTTTCCCGCATCGTTTGACTTGTATCTTCTGCCCGGGCATTACCTCGATAGGAACATCTAATACTGGAGGTTCCGGCCAAGGATGTCTATTCTTTCCCCGCTGATAAAACTTGGCTTTATACATGCTTTATTTTTCCCTTTTTAACTCTTCCAATATACCTTTTTCAGTGGCAGACAGCTCGTCCGAGTGTATATGGTAAAAAATATCATCAGTAATGTATGCCAATAATCCCACCTTATCGCCAGAAAGTTCATATTTTATGATCTTTTTCGTCATTATTTCCTCTTTTTCTTCCGTTTTCGCCCCATGCCGTAACAGGCGGCTACAGAGCGTTTTGGAGATTCTTCAGGATGCTCTTTCCTGCGTATAGGAACACATCTGTTGACATACTTTTTTAATGGTTCACCCTTTTTTCGTTTAGGCATCGTTCATTTAAACCTCTTCTAACGCCCATCCCCTTGCTCATAAGGAATGCCCTGTAACATACATGATATTAAACCCTGCTCAAGTCCCGTACCCCCTTCTATCTGCGGAGGAGGAGGGCATCCTATTTCTTTTGAATGAAACTTCCAATATTCCTCGCTCATTTCTCTCTGCCATTGTGCCATTTTTACTATCCTTACTTCTCTAAAATTTTCTATCATATTTTCTTACCTTCTTCTTTATATATCTTGTAGTGCAAAATCTGCATACCATATAATATAGCCCCTAAAACAACTTGTCAAGTCTTTTTGTATCATAAATCCTGATTATTACGTAACTTTTTTTATCGCTGTGTCGTAAGTCCTGAATATTCTGTACTTTTTTGAACGCTGTATTGTAAGTATCGATTCTTTTGTACTTTTTTGAATCTTGACAGAAAAAGAGGAAAGACTTATAGAGACACTATGTGTTTTTCGTTACAGCACTACTATGATAATATGCTTATCCCGTAAAACTCAGGGGTCTTGCTGCTCTCTGGGTAAGGGCAGACAGGGCACGAGTCAGGGCTTGCGTCTGCCTGCCGAGAAGTGGCGCTCCCAGAGTGGATTGTGACAGATCACATTCCGCATATCCCGTCCTTTGGATCTCATCCAGGGAACGTCTAAGGGATCTTCTCCGCCATAGCTCCGGAAAGATTGCAGGTAAAGGAGACCTGGGCTGCACCACCACCCTTAGATATGCCGACCGACCGACCGACCGACCGATGGTGACTTTTTTAGGTAGGCTCGTTTCCCCCTTGTTTTGCTATAGTGTTGTGTAGCAGGCAGGGGGGGAACACCTCTCTTTCCTCTCTCTCTCCCAATGGTCTGAAACTGATTCCCTCTCTTTCTCTATTGATCAGATTCTGGCTTTTCTTTCTCTCTGTCCCTTTTCTCTACTTTTCAAGCATCCAAAAATAACAGAATAATCAATACTTACAGATCATCGTTAACGCAGCACATTAAATATCCAATTCAACTCTCAAAATAGGCCGTAAATTCAAAAAATGACGGCAGAATCAGTGCTTACATCGCATTTCTGAACTCACTGACAGTGCCCGAAAGCAATTTGCAAATCCACCAAAAATCATTATCTTGATCTCTATAAACGAAAAAGGAGGGAACAGAAACTATGAAAATCCTATCCATTATAATCCTTTCAACCCTCATCTTCTCTTCTCCAGCCTCGGCCTATCGAGATTATCAACAACAGGAATACCTGAGATATAATCCGATGGAGGACAAGTACGAATATGCAAGCTCTCAGGATCACCTCAAGTACAATTCAATCGAAGACGAGTGGAGCTATGAAAGCTCAGACAGCCATTTGAGGTACAATCCAATGGAAGATCGCTTTGAGTATGCTGATTAGTATAGCTTTAGTATGACGAAAAGTATGACCTTTGGTATGACTTTTTAGACAGGACAGCTTCATCTTCTTACTTCTTACACCCCATCTTTACTTCAAAGACAAAAGTAAGAAAAAACCTCAATCTTCTTGCTTTCCCCTAATCGCCTTACTTCTTTCTATACCTTCTTACTTTCTCTCACCAATTCTAAAGGTATGATAAAAAGTATGACCATCTTACCTGCCTGGCTAATTTTAACCTGCAATTTTTGCACTTCCCGCCCCAAACCCTCGCCCCCTCAGCCTATCAATCTCTTGACTTTATACTTCCATGATTTATAATATCACCATGACCTTCTTGAGTATCTCTAATCATCCATTTTACCGATTATGGGCAGAAATTAAAAATAGATGCACCAACCCTAAACGTACAAATTATAAATATTATGGTGGCCGTGGTATTAAATTCTTTTGGGCTGATGATCCTAAAGGTTTTATCAAATATATTGAGGAAAATCTTGGACCTAAACCATCTAAGTATCATTCTATAGACAGAATTAGAAATAATGGACATTATGAACCTGGCAATCTCAGGTGGGCTACAGCAAAAGAACAAGCCAATAATTCCAGAATCCCCGTTCATTTTATAGCTATTTCTCCTGCAGGAGAAATCTTTATTGAAAAAAATATTAGCGATTTTGTAAAAAAATACAGTATGTTAAAACTTAATGCTTCTTGTATCTCTCAATGTATCTTAAACTATAGAAGATTCCATAAAGGCTGGGAATTTAAACCAGACTACAGTTCCTCAGACCCCCAAAAGTTTCCCGACATTATCAAAATTACTGTTCCGCCGTGGAGGGGGTATCACCTACTCTCTTGATTTGATAAATTTAGCCACCCTGTTCAGATTTAGCCAACTCCCCCAAACCCTCATCAGAGTAAGAACACAAGAGATTCACCCCATTTTCAGCGTCAGAAACTTGACGTCTTTCTCCGAATGTGACATTGACCAAACTCATAAGTGCTTGATTTTACTGGACGTGAATTTTTGGCATGGGACGTGCAATATCATATCCAGAAAGGCAAAAGGAGGATGATAAAATGAAAAGATTGTATTGCATTTATTGCGGGCAGCTCATTACAGAACAGCCCGAAGATTACAGGACTGAGTATCCCCAGGCCTCGCAAGAGGCTTACGAACACCTGGTGCGAGAGCACTGGGAAAGAGACGATTGTCAGGGAGAAGAGATTCTCTTTGACGGTTATACGGGGAAAAGGCTTTAAAAATTCAGGCCCGTTGGATCGGGATTAATCCTGACCCGTAAGGGCTATCAATGGATGTAAGAAGGTGGCTAAAAAAATCTCTTTCAAAAGACAAAATATTATCCTGTCAATTACCATCGAACCCTAAAAAATAAGGAGGAAAAATCACCATGAAAATGACAATTGACCAATTATCCGAAAAGTTGTCTGAAAAATTTGCAGGCCGAAAATGGGATGCCGTCACCCGACGCAACGGGACTCCATCCGACGGATGGGCCATTGTAGGCCATCCCGGAATCACCAGGGCCATAAAGGATGCCGGGCTACCCTGGGCCAGATTCTGGAGTGGCAAAGCTCCCACTCCATCAACTCAAGCCCCGGAAGAAATCATCAAGTATGCCAAAGGAATAGCCCTGTAAACTAACATCAAAGAAGGAAATCATGAAAAAACTATGGAAACTCCCGAGCCAGACCCGCTGCCCTGAGTGCGGAGCAATATTCGCCACTCCGCCAGCAACGATGCCCAAGAATGCCTTCCTCTATGTGGATGGGAAGAAGGGCACATATGAAGTGGATTGCCCTCAATGCGGGGAAATTATAACAGTCCCGTTGGATATCTGGGAATAAGGAAAAAGTGTGCTAGGGCAAAATATGTATCTTGGCCGATCCGGGCCAGAACATGATTGAAACAAGATTACTACAATCAAAGAGCCAGCCGGGGGCCTCGTACCCGGCAAGGGGGAAACTAAAAATGGCAATAGAAATCAGAACAAGAAAAGAAGTAAACTCGGCAGGGGAAAAGGGCTACAGGGTCCTCTCAGTGGAGGCCCTGGAGGAAGATCAACTCCCCAAGATGTATCTCAATGACGTGCCTCGTGTATGTCTTCGCCACGAGGATCTTATACTTTGGCAAGAGAAAGATAAAAATTGGCCTCTTTGGGTACGTAAAGACGCATTTTATGCCGAGGCAGAGATGGCCGAACGCAACACCATTATTATGGAAGCCGGCCAACGTCTCCACGATATCAACGTCAAGCTCGCCAGAGAGCGAGCTAAATGGCAGGGGACCGTCACTTTTGTGGACGGGAAAGAGAAACCCTCCTCTGCCAAGGAGGAAATCCCCTCTATTAAGGCACTTAGGAAAGAGGGGAGACTATACTACAGAAACAGAAAGGGACAAATCGTCCCGCTAAAGGAGGAAAAGTAATGAAAATCAACCGCATGACAGAAATCCAAGTCAGAGAGGCCCTCGCAAAAGCTTCCCGGTATTGCCCTGGGAGTGCTTATGAGAGGCATCTCCAGGAAAGGCTCAAGAAATTGGAGGGGGAAAAGAAGAAATGAAGAGAAAGATCAATGGATATAATGTGGAAGCAGCAGGCGGGTTTATTACCGTCAGGCACTGGATAGTAACTGATAGTAATGATGAATTTAAAGGAATCTTCTTTAAATTCAATCAAGCACAGACCGCCTGCCTAACTTCAGATTTTAGTGGAGCTTATCACGGTCGGCTGTATTAACAAAAGTATAAGTCGTATTATAAAATCGATCAGTAGGGGAGCCCCGACAGTCGTATGAAACAACAAATTGCCGGGGCTTTTATTTTTGGAGGTAAAACAACCATGACAGAAGAATGGATTGATAAAAAATGGAAAGATATTGTGGCCCTGGCCCGGAATCCTGACATCAGCACAGAATCCAGATTCCGGGCTTACGAGACACTCCTCAGAGGTATGGACTGGGGAAAGGATATACTATCGGCCGATATTCCCCGCCTGCTTGATCTCAGAGAGATCCGGGCCGATCTGTATGGTCTGGATCAGTCTGATAAGCAGAGATCGGTCAGACTGTATGAGCAATATTGCCCATACGAAAACAAGGAGTTTTGCGATCCTTGAAAGAGAGGAAAATGAAATGATTAAACCACAGAAATACTTCGCCGCAATTCGCAAAGACGAAGAAGGAAAAGAATGGATTGACCTGAATACAATTTCAGGAATTTTAGAATGCAGTAGGATAAAAGCACAGCAAATAGACAAGGAATGCGGTCTCCAATGGGCAAAAGCTAATCCTGTCATCCGATACGCCCAAGTTGAAATCAAAGTGACAAAAGCCCAGGATTGCACGATTGTTGATGTTTTTGATTTGCGAACAAAAAGAAAATTAAGCAACAAGGCGGCTATAGAATCCGCTATACAATATCTTACGGCGACAAGAAAGGTAAAATCACCATGAATACTCGCATCTGTTGCGTATGCGGCGAAAAGAAACCAAGCAAAGATTTTGGAGATGGGATATCCATTCCCAGAACGACTTGCCTGGAATGTTACAAGAAAAACAAGGAGTTACAAAAGCCCAAAAAGGAGAAGAGACCCGATCCTATCAAGGAATTTTTGGAGGAGCTGGAGGAGAGAAAGAGCAATGAAAACAGACATTAAAAAGCTGCAATCATTTTGCTGTGGCTATGTTGCCGTAAAAAGTGGAAAAATCACACAAGAACTTACCGGAAAAGAGATAAGTGAGCAATTTCCTAAAATTAGCCATCCTGCTGCTTTCGCAAACGGCATTATTGATGCACTAAAAAACGACAGAAGCAGATACAGATTATGTCAATTAGCATTAGAAGATTATGGTTATTTTAGGGTAGAGAGGGGAGAAGAGAAGAAATTATGAAAGTACGATTATGCTGGAAAACAGAAAAAGATATCAAGGAAAGAAGGGTAAATGTGTCTCCCGTAATGACAGTCAAAGAGGCTATGAAGGCATATAAAGAAATTGAACCACGTGCAGTAATAGCCTATCTGAGACGTTGGGATGGCTGGCGAAACCGTATATATAAAATACTGAAAGAGAAAGAAAAATGAAATTCACCTGCACCGAAGAAGCCCTCGCTTATGGCCGAAGGGCTTCCAAAAAAGAAATAGAAGAGCTGAAAGAAAAACGTCATGCTGCTCTCTGGCTGGCGGCGAGAGCAAGAGAAAGAGGTGCTTTCAATGAAGCACTTCAGCACACCTTCTCTGCTCAATTCTACAGAGAGGCGATAGAGGCGTTTAACTCCAAGGATAAGAAAAAAGAGAGGAAATAAGATGCAATTATTCTCAAAAGAATATTATGATTTAATGTTTCAATTTAAAAAGGCTTTTCGATCTTGGGGTAGGACAGATAAAGAAAAGAAAGAGTTGTGGGTAAAGGGATATGTCTATGAAGATGGTAAAATGAACGAACTCTTTCTTGCTTATCGAAAAGGGTATGCTTTGGGAAAAAGTATTTATATGCCATAAAAGGAGCTTATACCATGATCAAAAAAACACTTCTCAACACCCTGAAAGCTATCCCAGCCATGCTACTGCTCGGCCTTGGCGTCTGGCTGACCCTGGGAATATTTTTTCTGTTTCTATTCTCAGGATGTACCAAGCCAGCTCACCCAGAATGGAACTCACTACCAGTTCCGGCAGGCCAAATGTATGCAAAAACAAGGAGTTTTATGTTCCATCGAGGAGGGGAAATCAATGGAAAAAGGGAGCACAATTACGGCAAAGCAATTTAAAAACCTACAATCTCACTCCAGGATCAGAAGCGCAGAGCTGGCCAAAATCTTGGGAAAATCGAAGAGCACCATAGCCGCTTACAGGAGCGGACAGCTTAGGGTCCCCCAGGCAATTGCCGAAAAAATGAGAGAACTGGCAAGGAGAGGGAAGGGTAAAGATGCCTGGGATAAAGCCTCAATTGAAGGGCATGTGCAGCAATGGCTCAGAGCATACTCTTCTCAATCGGGAGAAGGGTGCACATTCTCAGCCGCTCCTAAGTATAGCCAAGTGGATGTCACCCAGGATATTGATGAGAATCTGCATCTAATGACAGATACTTCGATGAGCTGGTGGACCCGACCTTACTATGGAGATTAAATATAAAAACAAAAACTGCTGATTTGCCAAGCTGGCTCAGCGGAAGCCTTTTTAGATTCTGCTGCCATTGGCAGAGAACACTTAATAAAATCCCCTGCTGGAGCAGCTACTTCCAGCAGGGGTGATGATAAGGGGTACGCCCTTCCGCTCCGCTGTGTCGGGAGCAGGTTTAAGACATAGATTGAATTTAATATGCCACCTCAAGAAGATTTGTCAAGTTTTCTGCTCAAGCAATTCTCTAATCCGCTCATGATCAATCCGAATCCTCAGCCGATGATTTCCTATATTCCTACTTCCCTTCTTTCTGAGATATTCCAATTTCGTTTTCACAATACCTGCTTTCCGCAATGCCTGCATCATACGCTTGACACACCCATATTCAAGGTAAGGAAAATACTCGTCCCTGATTTGTGGAATCGTTACCAGCACAGATTTCTTGCCCGATTTACGTATCAGGCGGTCAATGATCTGCACGAAGAGAGCACACCCGATGCAAGTAAGATGCGTTTCTTTGGCCCTGGAAAGTGCAAGGGTCAAATCAGTGTCAAGGAAGATTATTTTCGTTGCCATTTTTCCTTCAAATTTGCATTCTGAGCGCCTCAAAAAGTTTGAGATATACTTACTTACCCTTTTTTATTTTGAGCTAAACCTTGCCTATGTTTTGGCTGTCAGATTTGAAATAGAGACAGTTACCACAGACCACTTGATCTCACCCGAATCTAAAACTTTATGGATGCGATAACCATTATAGAGCAATTCCTGATTTAGCTTTCCTATAAGGTCACGCTCTTCTTGACTGAAAGCTTTTGACATATAAGCTTCAGAACCATCGCATTTTGCCCATGCCCTGAAATGCCTGACAAAAAGAT